ATGCCAACATATACATTTAAAAACAAAGACACAGGTGAAGAATTTGATAAAGTAATGAAGATTGCTGAGAAAGAACCTTATCTAAAAGATAATCCAAACATATCATCAGTATTGACTGCACCTAATTTTGTGGGTGACCACATTGTTAAAAAAATGGATGGTGGTATGAAAGAAACTTTACAGAAGATTGCAGACAGGAATCCTAATACGCCTCTGGCAGATAGGTTTTCTAGAAGGTCTGCAAAAGATATTCAAAAACAAAAAGTTGTTAAGAAGTATAATTTAAAAGACACCATAGTATAAATAGTACTGTGATATGGTCAATATATTATTAATAATAGATTATACACAGGGGATTAAGTGACGGATTACTTAATCCCTACTTTTTAGGTATATAAAATATGGCAAAACCAGAAGTGAATGATATGATTGAACACTCTGAACCTACATTTGATAGAGTTGTTACAGGTAAAGTAACTGAATTATTAGATTCACAGTTCATTTATGAAGTTCATAAGGTAGTAGAAAAAGGTAGAGAAAAAATACCTGTAGATAAAACAAGCACAAGAATGTGCTTATATAATGATTCTAGCGAATCTTGGAAAAAAATTTAAGGAATAATTATGGCAAAAAAGAAAGAGATACATTCTGGTGATTTAGTAAAAATTGAACCAATCACAGACAATCAAAAATTAGTATTCGAAGGTCACAAAAAAGGAAAGAATGGTTTTCTATTTGGGTGTGCTGGAACAGGTAAAACATTTGTGTCATTATACTTGGCACTACAAGATGTTCTTAAACACGGAACGCCATATGATAGAGTTGTTGTTGTTCGTTCATTAATACCAACAAGAGAAATAGGATTCTTGCCTGGTGATGAGGAAGACAAAGCTGCATTATATCAAGTGCCATATGCAAACATGGTACAGTTTATGTTTAAACAACCAAACGAAGATGCATTTAGAGGTCTATATGATTCTCTAAAAAGACAAGGAAGTTTACACTTTGTATCAACATCATTTTTAAGAGGATTAACTTTTGATAATTCAATCATTATAGTTGATGAATGCCAAAACTTAAACTTCCATGAGTTAGATACAATTATCACAAGAGTAGGACAAGATTCTAAAATAGTTTTCTGTGGTGATTTTAGTCAAACAGATTTAACTAAGACAAACGAAAGAAATGGACTACATGATTTTTTAAGAATACTAGAGAACATGGATGAGTTTAATTGTGTAGAATTTGATATACCAGATATTGTAAGGTCTGGTTTTGTAAGAAATTATTTAATTGAAAAAACTAAACTCGGCATAGGTGTAGATTTGTAAAATGAAAATTAGTTTAGAGGGGTTATCTCTCATCAAAAAATTTGAGGGTTGTAGATTAGAAGCATATTATTGCTCTGGTGGTGTACTAACCATAGGTTATGGACACACTGGTGGAGTAAAAGAAAGTGATACTATAACACAAGAAGAAGCTGAAAAATTATTAAGAGCAGATGTTTTTAAATTTGAAGAATATGTTGAGGATAATGTAATGGTCGAATTAGACCAAAGTCAGTTTGACGCATTAGTTGCATGGACATTTAATTTAGGCCCAGGCAATCTAAGAGAATCAACCATGTTGAAAAAATTAAATAATGCTGATTATGAATCTGTTCCTTTTGAAATGAGAAGGTGGAATAAGGCAGGTGGTAAAACTTTAGATGGTTTAATCAGAAGACGCAATGCAGAGGCACTATTATTTCAAAGTAAAGAATGGCATAAAGTGTAAATTATATTATGGGTCTTATTAATCGTGTTAAAAAAATTAAAATCCCTACGCATGAGTTCCATATACAGATTCCTATTATTCAAAAAGAGAATCTATTAACACCAGAAGAAAATGACACTCTGGCACAATATATTATTAGTTTAGGTGATGTACAAGAAAGTAAAACATTTGTTAAAGCATCTATGTCTGATTGGCAATTACATACACATAATAATATTGCAAAAAAATTATGTGATAAAGTTTTAGATGTTATTCTAGAATCATCTGGTAGAAAGAATTCAGTCAATCCACCAAAGTTTTACACACGAAAGTGTTGGGGTGCTATCTATGGTAAAGGAGATTGGGTTGAAGAACATAATCATGTTGGTAGTGTTTATGGTTGGTGTTATTATATTAGTATGCCAAAGGGTGCATCCCCATTAGTTTTCTCAGAAGCAGATTTATCCATTCACCCTAAGGAAGGTCAGTTGATTGTGTTTCCTGGCATAGTTAAACATTCTGTTCCACCATGCGAGTGTGAAGAAAAAAGAATTATGATTGCTAGTAATGTAGGAGTTAAATAAATTATGGCATTATTAGATTTTCCTGTTTTAAAAACAAAAACTATAGACAAAAAAAGATTTTATATAACACCAGAGGGTAATGAGTATCCCTCTATTACTACAGTTCTATCACCTAGAAACAAAGCAGGTATAATGAAGTGGAGAAAAAGAGTTGGTGAAAAGGTTGCAACACATATTGCAAACAAGGCAGCAACTAGAGGAACAAAAGTTCATAAAATGTGTGAAGATTATCTAAATGGATTAGATATGGAACATCACAAAAAAGACTTTTTACCATATTGTTTGTTTAATGAGTTAAAAGATAAGACTTTTGACAATATAAATGAGGTAATTGCACAAGAGATAACTTTGTATTCTGATAAATACAAAGTAGCAGGAAGAACAGATTTGATAGCAAATTATAGGCATGAGTTATCAATCGTAGATTTTAAAACATCTACGAATGAGAGAAAGGATTCTTACAATGAAAATTATTATATTCAAACTGCGGCATATGCTGAGATGTTTGAGGAATTGACAGGTCAACCTATCAATCAGATAGTAATTTTAGTTGTGACGGAGAATGGTACAGTACAAGAGTTTATTAAAGATAAACAAGAATACATACCATTATTAGAAGAAACAATAGAGGAGTGGTATCAATCATGA